CGCGCCCGGCGTGGTGAAAATCTGCTGACCAATAAAACGCCCGGAAAATTTTTCTGTTAAACCAAGGTTTTTGAGAAGTTCAGCAACCAGCCCGGCATCCCTGATTTCGGCCAGCGCGCTGGCCGTCTGCAGGTACTGGCCGTGCGGATTGTCTGCGGCAACATGTTTACCCATCAGGCTGTCGGCGTAGGCCTTCACTTCGATCACGGCATTGTCCACGTATTTACGCGTTGCCAGCACCACGGACGGGTCGATTTTAAGCGTAACGGCGGTGGTGCTGTTCACGATGAGGATCATGCGCACGGTCTGCGTGCGGCCGCTTCCCTCCTGCAGCTGCGGCTTGTAGGTCTCCGCGCAGTTGGCCACCGCAATCAGCACGCCGTCGGCATCAAAAAGACCGATTTCGCGTATCCAGAAACCGCCCTCACTTTCGGGAATAATCTGCTCGGCAATAATCTGGCTGCTGTTGGCGGCATCCACCGTCAGAGAGTTAAGTGGCGCCCGGCGCTTTTCACCGATGAGCCTGGTCTGCGAGGCGTCAGGCGTAGGCAGCGTGCCGCCGCCGTCGCCCAGGGCCATTTCGGTGATCTGCAGCTTTGTGCCGAGCGCGGTGGCGTTGGCCAGCTTCGCGGCGCCCTGGCTGGTCAGCAGGGCAAAATATTTAGTCGTCATGCTCTCACTTCCGTCAGGTCAATAAGATGGACCGCCACGCCGGTATAACCGGAGCCGCCAGCGGTGATGATTTCGGGCGTGTACGGGTAAACGGTCAGCTCGTCGCCGCTGTAGCAGGCGGCGGCCGTCGGCAGCTCGCCTGTGGAATCAAGATTGATGGACAGGCCGATAAGGTGGCGACTGCACGGCCTGGCATCTGCTATCAGCCGCTCCAGCTCGTTATACATCTCTTCGGTAATGCCGGTATCCAGCACGCCCACGTCCAGGCGAAACGTGCCGGGCACGTCGCCGGTTTTCCACCATTCAATAATGCGGATAAGGTAGCCGAGCGGCTCCACCACCCGCCGGATTGAGCCGATGGTGCCCTTGTGGCGGTGAACGTATTCCGACGCGGCCACCACGGCGCGTTTGGTGCTTTCGCTCCAGCCGGAGTCCCAGCGGTCAACCGACCACGCCCATGCCAGATATGGCAGCAGCTCCGCCGGGCAGTCCTGTGCGCTCCAGAGCCTGCGCAGGGGCACGGGAAGCGTTTCAATTGTGGCGCAGGCTTCGGCGGCGGCCACCTCCAGCCCCGACGAGCCAGATGGCAGCAGGCGATCACTCATCCGAACCCCCGACCGCGATGCGGTAGCCGGTGCAGTACGCGGCCTGCGTTTTATCCAGCACCACGTCCTGAGCGGGTGCTGCCAGCTCGACGCGCTGTACGCCCTCAACATGCAGCGCGGCATACAGCGCCGACCGGCGGATGTCACGGCCGAGCCGGGCCTGCGCCGTCACGAACGCGGCAAGTCTGGCCTCTGCGGCGGCGCGGACCGGCTCTGCCTCCGGTCCGGGATACAGGTAAAGCGTTGCGTCAATCGCATAGTCCACGATGGCGGCCGACTGCACGGTGACGCGGTCGGCAACCGGCCGCACGTCCTCATCGTTCAGTACGCTGTCCACCGCGGCCAGCAGGTCAGCGGCGGCAACGCCGTTGCCCTCACGCGACAACACGGTGATGGTGACGCAGGCGGGCGACGGGCTGATGGCCGAGGCATCCGCCACGCGGCCGTCGGCGCTTTTCGCGTGATACTCATAGGCGCCGGTTGGTCCGGCCACGCTTAAGCCTTCAAACGCGGCGGCGATGCGCATGCGAAAATCATCGTTGCTTTCCATCACGGCGACGACGGGCGGAATGGCCGATGCGTCACCGGGCGTCAAAGTCAGGCGGGTTACGCCGTTATTGGCCCCGAGCTGGTCCAGATCGCCGTCGCGTGCCCACGCCACCATGACGGCTTTGGCCGCCTCGTTGATGCGCTGACGCAGGATAACCTCACGATAGGCGTTCTCCTGCAGCAGCTTCACCACCGGCTCGGACTCCAGCGCCAGCGTGCGCGCAATGGCGTCCTGCCGGTCAGCCGGATAAAGCGAAATCAGCGTGGCCTTGCGCTCGGCCAGCAGGGTTTCATAGTCCAGCGTTTCCACCACGTCGGGCGCGGGCAGCTGGCTCAGGTCGATAGTTGCCATAGTTTCAGCTCACAGGAACGGTCAGGGAAAAATCCTGCGCGGTGTCGGTGCGGCTGCCGGTGATTTCAACCACCATGCCGCCGTCAAACGCGGATTCGTAACGGATGCCGGTCAGCTTCAGGCGCGGCTCCCACTGCAGGATCGCCATGTAGCAGGCCGACATAATCTGCAGACGCAGCGCCGCATTCTGCGGCTGGTCGATAAGAGCGGACAGCGGCGAGCCATAGCTGCGGCGCATTACCCTGGAGCCGACCGGCGTCAGGAGTATGTCGCGCACCGACTGCCGGATATGGTCAAGGTCTGACACCGCCGCACCGGTCTCACGGCTCATGCCGGTATATTTAGCGGTCATAGCGGCGCCCCCGTCTGGCCACCGCTGTCGCCAGGGTGTTTATGGGTATGCAGCACCGTGCCGTTGGATGAGAGGCTGCCGCCGCTGTGCGTGATGTTGCCGTGTAGCGTGCCGCCTTCGGTGACTTCCAGCGTGGCGGTTTTCAGAAGCGTGGTGCATTCCACTTCCGGTGAGTCGAACAGGATTTTCACGGCGGCTTTGATGGTTGCGGTCTGGATGCCTTCCGCTTTCAGCGCGCCCGTTTCCGGCTCGTACTCGATTACCGCGCCGTCCGGGAATGACCAGTGCAGCGCATCGGCCGAAACAGACGGCGCCGGATTGTTGTCAGAGAAAATGCCGGGTAATACAAAGCCGGTATCAAGCTCTCCGCCAATGCACAGGACAAGCACCTGCTCACCGATCGATGGCGCATTCCAGGAGCGTGTCTTACCCGCTCGGGCAGTCAGCCAGTGCAGCCAGGTTGTGGTGTTATTTCCCGTCGCCACGCGGCAGGTGCCATCGGTGAGATTTACCTCGGCGACGGTGCCAATGCGAATCAGGTTGCGCAGCAAGCGCAGGATTTCTGGGAGTTGTTCGTTCATGATTTAGATTTTATTTTTCTTACGAGCTAAAGCTAACTGAACCTGTTTGCCTGATGATGAGCAAGCACACAACACAATGACAAATTGCTTGAATTAAAATCAGCAGAGAAGTAAATTGCTTATAAGATTATTCTTAAACAAGGAGCGACCATGAATATAATTTCAATTTTCAATAATAAAGGTGGAGTTGGAAAATCAACGTTAACCTACCATTTAGGCTCAGCATTAAGTGAGATGGGAAAGAAAGTTTTATTAGTTGATTTAGATCCGCAGTCAAATTTAACTTTATATGGCCTTTCCGAACCTGAATTGGAATCAATTTGGGAAAAGGAAGATGCTTTTATAGATGATTTCTCTTCAGCAAAAAAATCTATGTCGCCAAAGGATTTCGAAAACTATCAAAAAAGCTTTCACTCGATACACTATCTTCTTAAACCAGTTGAGGACGGTGAGTCGGATGAAACTCACCTGGCTGCTCCGGTCATGCTTAATGATAATCTCGGACTTTTGCCGGGGCGTCTTACATTGCACATGTTTGAAAGCAAAATAGCTAAACAATGGAGTGAAGCATTTTTAGGTGAACCGCAAGCAATTAGAACTGTTACAGCCATAAGAAAAAAATGTGAGGACTATGCAAAGGAATTTAATTTTGAAATAGTTCTGATAGACACATCACCAAGTTTAAGTGCCTTAAATAAGGTTATAATATCGACATCGGATTGTTTCATAATCCCCTGCGCCCCAGATATGTTTTCAGACTATGGGATAAGAAACATAGGCAACTCTTTAAAGGTTTGGAGCAAAGAACTGCAAACTATGATCTCTTTATTAAATGATACTAAGAGAGATTATTTCCCCAAAAAATTTGTCAAACTATTAGGCTATACAATTTATAACGCAAGAAAACGTTCAGATGCTCAGAACGGTTTGAAAATAGCGGCGGCCCATGCTAATCATGCAAAAAAACTTCCAGAAACCATTAAGAATTTCGTTCCAGAAGAATGCTATGATTTTTTAGCTGATGATGCTATATTTAAATCTATCGGTGAAAACGCTCTCATCCATAGCCATAACACATATCCTGCAAGCTCTCAAAAATATAAGCTCCCTATGTGGAAAGTTCCGGACAGCCCTATGCTTGATGATAGTGATATTGGTACTATTAAAGCATCTGCAAAAGATTATAGAGCGACGAGAGATAGCTATATTAGTTTTGCGGAGGATGTATTAAAAAGATTGGAGGCGTTGAAATGAATGACTTAAACGCACCACATATAAATAATTGCATTGACCATATAAACAATAACATTCATCTTTATGAACTATTTAATGACAAAATAATATCCATAATAACTCGTGATAAAAGATTAAAGAGTCTGATTCATAGCTTTAAAAATAGATTTAAAGATGAGCAGCACCTACGGAAGAAAATAATAAGAAAGAACTTAGAGGATCTAGAGCGCCCTGTTGAAAAACAGGTTGGTCCAATTACACCTCAAAATATCATGAATCGCATTACAGACATTTGCGGTGTTAGGGTTATACATCTTTATCAAGCCCAATTTGACGGCATTCATCAAGCCATAATGGATTATGTAGGACAGGGCGAGATATTTTTGTACGAACAACCCAAAGCATACACTTGGGATCCGGAGTACAGAGAGTCTTTCAGCGCATTAGGTTTGAACTCTATACTGCGCGGGAGTTTATACACAAGCGTTCATTATGTAGTCAGACCTAGGGCGGATAGTGATGTTACTTGTGAAATACAAGTTAGAACATTATTTGAAGAGGCCTGGGGCGAGATTGATCACACTTTAAATTATCCGACTGAAACTAATAATGTTGCAGTCCAAGAGCAGTTAAAAGTTTTAGCTAGAATTGTAGGTGCAGGAACAAGATTATCTAATGCCATTTTTAAGACATCTGAAGCAAGCTAGACCACCAATAAGGCACCATCCGGTGCCTTAATTTTTCATTAATGCCATAAGTAATAACTCTTCAATAGTTAATCTATCCATTTCATTTAATCCCAGCAACGGCCGCTCATCATAGGGCACCTCTTTCGCGCCGCGTGCCGGGCGGTCGCGCAGCCCGTAATGATGCACCCGCGCCATGCGCTGCACCTTACCGACAAACTCCACGCTGGCCTCGCTGTTAGTGGCTTTTGCCTTCATGTACTTCGTGGTGCGCAGCTTCACGAACATCCCACGCTTTACCCGGCCTTTTTTCTTACGTACCGGCTCCGCACGCCGGGGCTTGAACGGCGTGCCGTCCGGCGCCTGCTGGCGTTTGATGTTCTGTTGCTGGCTGGCGCGCAGGCGTTTTGCGATGGCTCTGGCCATCTCCTTTTGCGCGGGCGGCTCAAGGTTGTTAATCAGGGCGCCCAGCCGTTCGGCAAAGCTCTCCAGCGGCCTCATGGCTGCCACTCGCTGACCAGCTCACCCTTAACAAACAGCCGGAGCGGCCACGCATCATCAACCGGCGCCGGGTTCTCGTTCAGGTGGGTGACGTGCAGGGCGCCGCCCTCCTGCTTCACGAGCACGCGCTCGGTCAGTTGCAGGTCAATGCTGATGTCGCACAGCGTGTCGCTGATGATGTCCGCCTTAAAGGTGAAGCCGGTGCGGCGCTTCTCCTCCGTGGCCATGATGTCGGGCTGGTTTTCGCGCAGCCAGGCCAGCACCGGCACCATCACCAGGTCGATGTCGTCGCCGTAGTCGGTGATCACCAGGTTCAGCTGATACTGGTACTCAAACGACAGCGAGCTGGCCAGCGTCGAGGCCAGCCGCCCGGCGTCGATAAACATGTTCAGGCTGTCAGGGTTTCGCTGCAGCAGCGGTACGCTGTCGGTCAGCGCCCGGCGCAGCTGGTTCGGTTTCAGCATCGTGTTCCTCCTGGCATTCCTTGATGATTTCCACCTGCAGCCCGCATGATGCGAGCGCGGCCTCCAGTTGCCGGTTATCCGCCGCCAGATCGCCCTGCGTCAGCAGGCTGTTTCCCGGCAGCGGGCAGCTTGTCACGCGTGGACAGCCAGTCCAGATAATCTCGGGCGTTGCTGAAGGCGGGACGGCTGTGCAGCCGGATAACATCAGCAGGCAGGGCAGCAGCAGTCCAGTTACGTAAGGCCGGATTGGCATCGGTTTCCCTCTGTATGGTCAGTTCACGGTTCAGCGCGCCGGTGCTGGCGCGCCCCTGCTGCAGGCGCAGCGTGGCCTCGCGTTTCTGGCTGGCCTTCGCGTCGGCGTTCAGCCGGGCGATGGCCCTGTCCCGGCTCTCAATCCCCGCCGACAGCGTGCCGATGATGCGCTGCGCGTCGCCGAGTTCGCCCGTTAC